ACAGTGTAAGACGGATAGCCAGCACCCACAGCCGCCACCTGTAGAGCTTCAATAAACCCATTGATACTATAGGGTTCATAGACTTCAAAAGACATTTTGGTAGGCAAAGTTAGGTTGGTTTGTTCTTCAAATGACATGATAGTTTCAACTTGAACATTTTCTATATACAAATCAAACCTACCAGGACTATTACTGTTAAAATCTTTAATCATACCCTGAGCTATATCATCTGAAGATTCTGTAGCAGACATCACAGTACTGCCTTTACCGCTAGATTTTAATATTATCAATTTTTCTGAAGATTGACGGAACACATCAAGCGTTGGCGTGTCCAATGCTTTGGAATCCAAACCAGCAAATGTAAATTTATATGAATAAGATCTATAGGAATTTAATACATTGAATTGTGTATTGGGCACTGGCAAGCCACTGATTGAGCTGGATTCTCTCTTGGCTGTGATAACCACCTCTGGCAACTGAATGGGAGTTTTATCCACAATTTCAGAAGATGTGTTGGGGCCTGTTTTTCTAGTAGCTTCGGCAGGTTTAGGGGGATTTTTTAATTCACGAGTGCGTTGTTCTGCTGCCTTATCATATGCCGCCTGTTGAGCATTGGTAAGACGGCCTGGAGCATATTGACCTGGTATCCCTGCCATATTATATTCCTAACGATTGTTTAAGAGTTGTTAACTTTGGTAGATAAATTCTTATCCCTGCCACCATGTCAAACACTGGATCTTCTATAATAGATGGATTACGTACTGCAAATACCCACCATAAATCAACAGTGTTATACAAATCAAAGGACAAAAGATCAGGTCTATTTTGATATTTGGCATCTACCTCATACAAAATATCATCAGTTTGAGAAGGAAATGATCTACTGACCCAAACATCAAGATATCCCTTGTCTTTGGCTGTATTAAAATAAGGACTTGTTTTAGAATATGTTACAGACATTATAAGAATCCACTAGTTTTTCTCAGCGAGTCACTCTCTAACCACGGTTGTACACCAAATGTCAACTGTTCCTGTCTGCTATATATAGGTATACAAGTTATTGCGATTGTTGATACTACTGGCACAGCAGTTTTTGATTGGCTGGTGTATCTAGAATCTAAAGCAAATTCCCCCTGAGGATTACTGCCTGTTGTAAAATAATCAACACTATCAGGCAATTCTAATCTAAAACTAGTAATAGCCACAGGCACATAATCTAGCATAAATGTTCCATAAGCATACAGTCTACAGACTGGCGGCGGAGACCCAGCATCAGTGTCGTCACCAGAACGCATTTTTGTCAGTGCTCTTAATAAATGCACTGTGGAGATATAAACTCCTGCGTCCTCTTCGTTTTGAACTGAGAATTTGCCTTGAATGCTGATAGGACTAACTGAGCTGTACTTGTAAAAATATTGAGTGTAATTGCTGTGTATAGGATGAACTGATTCAAAATCCGCTTTATGCTCCACAGTGATTTGTGGTGTATAAGGAAACACTATTCCGCCATTGCTTAACAACGCAACATTTGGGGTTGGACCCGTTGTGTAATTCCTAAGATAATTTGAAGGAACAGCAATGCGAACTCGAGTATCCTTTGCTGTGGTGTTGCCTTGACCATTGTAAAAATTGATCTCCGTGCCGGGTTTTGCCGGAGGTTGTGCCCCGCCACCTTTCTTCAATATCTTGGTTAATACCGATGTAGCGGCTATCCCGCCAACAATGTCTCCGAATAAACTCATGTTCGTTTCCTGTTTATACTATTTAACCATAAATAATATGCTAAGATAATTAGTTTGGTTGACAACCAAAAAATCTGTGCTATACTTTGTGATAAATAAAGGATAATAACAATAATATGACCACAACATTTTCTCCAAGAAAAGTAAAATACCTTAACAACAAAGATTTATTAGCAGAAATTCACCGTAGCAAATGTTCATTTTCAAGTTTTACTCAGCCAGAATATCAACAGTATGATATTATTCTGCCAAGTCTCAGTAAAGTAAACATACGCACCGTAGCAGATGCAAAAAGAGCGCAGGCCAAAAGAATTGGTATTGCAGCATTTGCCGCAGCCAGAGCGTCGGGTGATAAGAAAGTCAAACTAGCAGACTGTACTCCAGACTATACCACTATCGCAAAAACAGACGTGATCATTAGAATCATGACTTTTGATCATATACCCTTGGCTCCTGGACGTAAAAAGACTGTTAAAAATACGTCAGATGGACATGATAAAGTAAATTTTCCACCATTCCAACATTGGAAGTTCAATGATCAAGACGAATTAGTATGTGTGGGGAAAAGTCACTGGAAAGGACCTGTTGATACTGGACACTTCAGTAAAGATCACGGACGAATCACAGAGAATCTAGGCAAGATGTTTATCAAACTAAGTGAACGTTATGCTCAACGCAGTAACTGGCGCGGCTACACTTATGTTGATGAAATGAAAGGACAGGCTATCCTACAACTAAGCCATATTGGATTACAGTTTGATGAATCAAAGTCAGAAAATCCATTTGCTTATTATACTGCGGCAGTTACCAACTCATTTACTCGTATTCTAAACATTGAGAAGAAGAGCCAAAACATTCGAGATGACCTATTGGAAGAAGCAGGATTAACTCCCAGTATGACTAGACAAAACAGTCAAGAGTACGCAAGCGAGATAGCTCGACAGGCAGAATTGTATAAGAATATGCGTATGCCTAAGAGTGAAGAAGATACTCCAGAAGAAGAAATAGAAAACGAAGATATTACTCCTTGATCTTGTGTGGTATAACTGCTATACTTTATTGAGGAGAACTATACTTTATGAACCTATTTAAAAAGGTTGCGTGTTTTACTGATATACATTTTGGTCTAAAATCCAACAGTACCACTCATTTAAATGATTGTGAAGAATTTGTAGACTGGTTTATTTCAACTGCCAAGGAGCAAGGGTGTGAAACTTGTATTTTCCTTGGAGATTGGAGTCACAATCGCAACAGCCTAAATTTATATACATTGAATTCTAGCTTACGGTGCCTAGAGAAACTAGGTGGGGCATTTGAAAAGTTTTACTGGTTTCCCGGCAACCACGATTTGTTTTACAAGGACAAGCGAGACATACATTCCTCGGCGTTTGGTCGCCACATTCCAGGTGTCACTGTCGTAGACAGTGTTACAACACTTGATGGTGTCGCCCTAGTCCCGTGGCTTGTTGGGGAAGAATGGAAGACTATTAGTCAGGTCAAAAGCCGTTACATGTTTGGACATTTTGAATTACCGTTGTTCTACATGAACGCTATGGTACAGATGCCTGATCATGGAGAGTTACAGGCCAATCACTTTGTACATCAGGAGTATGTGTTTAGTGGGCACTTTCATAAGCGGCAGGCAAGAGACAAAATTCATTACATTGGCAACGCATTTCCACACAACTTTGCTGACTCATGGGACGATGACCGTGGCATGATGATCTTAGAATGGGATGGTGAACCGCAATATATCAATTGGCCCAACTGCCCCAAATACAGGGCATTGAATCTTAGTACTCTTTTGAACGATACAGATAGCATAATGAAGTCCAAAATGCACTTGAAGGTTAATTTAGACATCAATATCAGTTTTGAGGAAGCTAATTTCTTGAAAGAAGAGTTTTCAAATACATATGATATTAGGGAAATTGGACTGGTCCAAGATAAAACCAACTTGGAAGGTGTAGTTGATGACAATCCTGAAGGAAAGTTTGAAAGTGTTGACCAAATTGTCACGGATGGCTTAATCAATATTGAAAGCGAACAGTTTGACAAGAACACACTACTACAAATTTATAACGATCTATGACATTCAAAATTAACAGTCTAACTGTAAAAAACTTTATGAGCGTGGGCAGTCAAACCCAAGCAGTGGATTTTACTGATCAAAGTTTAACATTGGTGTTGGGTTCTAACCTAGACCTTGGCGGTGATGATACAGGTTCACGCAACGGTACTGGTAAAACCACCATCATTAACGCACTGAGCTATGCTCTGTATGGGCAAGCCCTTACAAATATTAAGAAAGAAAACTTAATCAACAAGATCAATGGCAAAAACATGTTGGTCACTGTGGAGTTTGAGAAGTCTGGTAATATATATCGTATTGAAAGAGGTCGCAAGCCTAATGTGCTTAGGATGTATGTCAACGAAGATCAAATAAAAACAGAAGATGTTGATGATGACGCCCAGGGTGATAGCAGGGACACACAGCGATCCATTGAACAGATGTTGGAAATGAGCCATACCATGTTCAATCATCTATTGGCGTTGAACACATATACCGAACCGTTCTTGAGCATGAGAGCGGCGGATCAGCGTGAAGTTATTGAACAGTTGTTGGGCATTACTCTATTAAGTGAAAAAGCAGAGCTACTCAAAGCCGCTATCAAGGATACTAAGGATGCTGTCCTAGAAGAAACTGCTAGGATTGAAGCAATCAAGATTGCCAATGAAAATGTTCAAAAGAGTATCAGTTCATTGGAGTTAAAGAGTCAAGCGTGGGAAAATAAAAAAGAACAAGACCTCACAGCCTTGATCAAGAACATACATGACTTGACTGAAGTCAATATTGATGAAGAGCTGGAACTACATGTTCAGTTAAAAGTATGGGAAGATAACAATAACAAAATTGCCAGTTTACAAAAACAAAAGGCAACTTTGGAAAATGCAGTTACCCAGGCTGATAAAACACTGACCAAATACAATAAAGAATTACAAAAATTAGACAGTAAACAGTGTCCAGCTTGCGAGCAGGATCTTCATGATCATAAACATGAAGAAATGACTGCCACCGTGAACAAAAACATTGAAGATGCTTATACCTACTTGGAAAAAGTATCAGCTGACTATGAAAAAATTGTATCAGAGATCACTGCTATTGGCGATCAACCCAAGCGACCAAACACATTCTATGACACAGAAGCAGAGGCTCTGGGGCATAAAAACAATTTAGACAGTTTAGAACGACGATTAACTGACAGAGCAGATGAAATCAACCCTTATGCTGAACAGGTTGATGAGTTAAAGAAAAGTGCTCTACAAGAAATCACTTGGAACACAGTTAATGATCTCAACAAACATAAAGAACATCAAGAATTTTTGTTGAAGTTGTTGACCAGCAAAGACAGTTTTATACGAAAAAAGATTATTGATCAAAATCTCAGCTATCTAAACAAGCGACTGGGCTATTATATTGACAAACTGGGCTTGCCTCATCAGGTGATATTCCTAAATGATTTGAATGTTGAGATTACACAGCTGGGCCAAGATTTGGATTTTGATAATTTGAGTCGAGGAGAACGCAACAGACTTATTTTATCAATGAGTTTTGCCTTCCGTGATGTATGGGAAGGCCTGTATCAAAGTGTCAACTTGCTGTTCATTGACGAGCTAATTGATGCTGGCATGGATAGTGCTGGAGTTGAAAGTGCGTTGGCTGTACTGAAAAAAATGGCTCGAGAAAGAAACAAGAACATTTATCTCATATCTCACAAGGATGAATTAATGGGTCGTGTAAATAACGTGCTTAGGGTGGTTAAGGAAAATGGATTCACAAGTTACTCAAACAGCGCAGACATTGTTGGATAATATGGTGGCCGAATACAAGGCCCTGTACTCAGAATATGTATCGCATTTGGCCAATGTGCATAACTACCATTATGATTTCCTAGAAAAGAATTATACTTTGGACACTGGGCGGCAAGTTCGCGTCAGTCTACAAAAAATGATGAATTATGAGCGGCGACTTATACAGTTATCTCTGCACATATATAGGATGAATAATCAAAACCTAAAAGAAATTCGTAGAGCCAATAAAAAAGGGTTTACCAAAAAGGTCAAAGCTGGACCTGGAAGACCTAAAAAAATAAAAACAAACAATGTGGACATACCAGGATCAAATAGTGGCGGAGTTACCTGAAGAATGTGTTGGGTTTGTGTATCTCATCACCAATTTGACCAATGATAGAAAATATATAGGCAAAAAATTAGCAAAATTTAGTAAAACGACCTACAAGACTGTACAGTTAAAGAACGGCACAAAGAAGAAAAAGAAGATTAGAAGCAAAATAGACAGTGATTGGCAAGAATATTTTGGCAGTAGTAAAGAACTATTAGCAGACGTAGAAAAATTAGGCAAAGAAAATTTCAAAAGAGAGATATTATACTACTGTTGTAGTAAAGCAGAATGTAGTTACATTGAGGCCCGTGAACAATTCGACCGCAAAGTACTGGAATCTACAGACTACTATAATGGACAAATCTCGGTCCGTGTACATGGCTCACACATTTTAAAGAAATAATTCAGGAATGGCTCGCACCGGCCTAGCTCGGGTGCCTAGTGACAACTCTATAAAATGAGGGACGGAAGTCTTGCCGCTGAAGCAAGCACTCATCTACCATCCTTAACAGGACGAAGATCGTAAAACGCTTACGGTTTAGATGTTTGAAGATAAAGAATAAGCAAAATGAAGGGATAGTAGTCCCTACGTTTATGTATATGTTAGCGTATATACATAAGCCGCCGCTGGATAAAGACGCAACTCGAGGTACAGGCCAACCGCCTCTGTAATGTTGTAACGCTAGGTGATACATGTTCGACTCAGATAATGTTATTTCACTTTGCCCGCCAGGGCAAAGTGTGACTGAACGATCTAGATAATACTTAACTTCTACGAAGTAAAA